CTTTGCATTTCTAAAGACCATTTAGAAAAATCTCCGGTCTTTATGAAATCTCCTTTTCTTAAACCTAACCTATATCCCCAACTTTCAAGACTATGTCTTCCTGCAAGATTTAATGGTAAAGATTTAATTTTAAAATCTTCTTCTTTTAGATTAGTCCAAATCAGTCTGCTAATAATTAAAGTGTCTAATACTTCTCCAGTGTATTGAAAATTAGGATATATTTTTTTGATAACCGGTATGTCAAATTTTAAAATATTATGACCAACTAATAAGTTTGCTTTGGTTAAAATTTCAAGCGCTTTATCTATTTCGTTAAATTTAAATGATAAAACTTTTTGAGTGTCTATATCTTTAATTACTATACAATGAATTTTATTAACATCTGATAAGAAACCATTAGTTTCTATATCAAATATAATTTTCATTTAATGTAATATTTTTACTTTTATGTTCCTAACTGGTGGAATGTAATAACTAACTTTAAATAATATATTGTCTAAAATTTCTTTAGACCTTGGTGTCATTACAAATAATATTGGATGAATATTTTGATTTTTTAAAACAGTATAAAATGAATGCATTAATCTATTTAAAATTGAATACACATATATTTTTTCATTATCATCTAAACTATTAAACTTATCATCAAATTCTAAATATTCATGTAAGAACGAATTAATTTGATTGTCCAATTTGGATTGTTTCATTTTCAAAATCACCTTCTGATAATCTTCCTGTATTTCGGTTATAATGTAAAAGACATGAAATACCTGTGTCTCCATTGTATCTATTTTTTAAAACTCTAACTGTCATTACATCTTGATTTTCAATTGATTGTTGGTTTCTTTCAAATCCAATAACAACATCACTTAATTGTGCTAAAGCATGCGAACCTCTTAAATGACTTAATGAGGTTACGGCTCCCTCTTCATGTCCAATCTTTCCTTCAATACGTTTTAAATGGCAAACTAATATTAAACCAAAATTTAATTCTTCAACTAATGTCCTTAAGTTAGTCATTGTTGCATCTAAAAGTTTTCTTTCGTCTCCTTCTAATGCACTAACTACAATATTAATATGGTCTAATATTACGAAATCACAATCACAACCTCTAATTAAAAATCTAATTTTATTTAATAAATTATCACTTTCTGTACTTCCAAAATGTTTGAAGAAAAAAACATTATTTTTAATTTTATCAAATGATTTTTTAAATTCTTCTTGTGTTATTGTTTTATGCACATCTTCATCGTGTACTCTTTTATTTAAATCTACAGAAACAATACCTTGAATACTTCTTTCTAAATCCTCCTCTAAAGCTATGTATCCAATTTTTTTATTATTAACTATTAAGTAATAAGCAAGTTCCCTACATACTTGAGATTTTCCTGTTCCACTTCCTGCTGTTAATAAAAGAATTTCTTTTTGTCTCATACCTTTTAACTTTTTATTAAGAGAGCTCCATGGGTAAGGTAATGATGGTTTTTTTCTTTTGTTTACTAAATAATCCCAACAATCTTCTCCAGATATAATTCCTTCTGGTGAATAAGGTTTAGCTGACCAAATACAATTAATTAAATCTTGTTGTCTATTTGCTACTAACATTTCATTAGCATCTTTAAGAGGCAGCTTTGCTATCTTTGCTTTTTTTGGTGTAAATAGTTGAGCGCATTCAATTGAAGATTTATTTCCTGCTTCATCATTATCAAATAGTAAGACAACGCTTTCAAAACTTTCTAAATATTCTAAAGATTTTTTAATATATTTTTTAGCTGACTGTGCACCAGATGGTAAAGAAACAACTGGCCATTTATTTTTTTGAATTTGACTTACACTTAAACAATCTATTTCACCTTCTGTAATAACAATCATCTTTTGATTGCCTTTCCATTTATGTTGTCCAAACAACTCAATGGCTTCTACATTTCCAAGCCAAATAAAATCTTTATTGGGAAATCTAATATGTTGTGCAACCAATTCATAATTAGAATTATAATATGGCGCTATATGAACCGACTGATTTTTATATTGACCAACTTGATAATTAAAGAATTTACATGTTGTAATATCAACATTACGTTTACTTAATGGTAGATATTCACCTGCTATCATATTAGTTACTGTTGTTTTTTGGATTAATTTTTTCTCACAAACTTGGTTAGTTGGTGGTTCATAATGTTTGCATCCAAAGCAATAACCATGTCCATCTGACCATCTTGATAAGTTATCTTTTGAATTACAATTTGGGCATGGCTCATGTCTTACAAACGTACTATCGTTTTGGCTCTGGCTCATCATCTGGTAAAGTTATTCCTTCAATCCAATCACATTCAGTAATTGCCCAGTCGTCAACGTCAAAGCTTGGACATTTTTTATCATCAGTAAAATGATAGTGTCCTTTAATTTTTGCTTTTGGATATTTATTATGTAATTCGTATACTAAAGTTTTTAAACTTTCCCACTGTTCTAGTTCAAAATTATCTTCCCAAACTTTGATATTATCTTGTGAAACTCCACCAACCATACAGATACCCACGCTATCATGATTGCGTCCTAATGTATGAGCTCCTTGTGAGTCCGTTGTTCTACCATCTTCAATAATTCCATTTCTACGAATTATAAAATGATAACCACATTCAATAAATCCTCTGTCTATATGCCAACGATTTATTTCATTGAAACCTATATCTTGAGAAGGTTTTGTAGCACTACAGTGTATTATTATGTAATTAGTTTCTTTTCGCATTTTGATTATTCTTTTAGGCAACCTGTTAAAATAATTGAGTAACCTAAATAGTAGGATTTACTTTCAGTTTTTTGATTAATGTTTTCTGAACAAGAAAGATTATTATTGAATTGATATATGTAAGTATCTTCAGTTGTTGTTATAAAAAAAAATATTTAGCAAACGAAATTTGTTTTATTACAATATAAATAAATGTAAGAAATAAGAGACTAAATAAAACAAATAGAATTATTTTTTTTACCTTACTTTTTAAATTAATTTCTTGTTGTAATTGTCTTTTAAAGTTTTCTAAAATAAATTTACTGTCCATGATTATTGATTGTTTAAAATTTCTTTTACCCATTCATCTGGTAAAAATTTTTTTGTTGAATTAATACAATGATATTTAAAACCTTTTAATTCACACCACTTTGCATAAGTTGTATTAGATTTTTTTCCAATCTTGTTTTTTGAATTTGAAAAAACAAATCTAATATCTAATGCTGGATGTTGAGATTGAATTAATAAATGTTTCTTTCTATCTGACGTTAAAAACTGTCCTTTGGTTTCAAAGAATATTGAAACATTTTTGCAAGGACAATTAAAGTCTGGAATGTAATTACTTGGACGTTCCGGCTTGAGGTAAGAAATTTTTAAATTTTCATATTCAAATTTAATTTTTTTACGATTAAGAAAATTATAAAACTCCTCCTCAAGCTTTGACTTAAATTTAGAAGTCGTACGTGTTGGCCATTTTTTCTTGGCTACTGTCATTTGTATTACTACTGTTATGATTTGCACTATCACCTTCTACTGGTTCAAAACCATTTGAAGATTGTGAATTTCCTTCAACCAAGTTTTTGACTTGAACAGATTTAAGTCTTAAAGTTACTCCGGCTCCAAGCATCGGCGTGTAATATCCGTGTGGAATATAGTTAACTCTTAAAACACTGCCTCCCCAAATAGAAATATCTGGGCTCATGGGTTTTAATTCATTATCAAATATTGCCGGTCTTTGTTTAAACGTATCACCAGTTTTTGCATTGGTTCCACTGGCTTTCATTTTAAATTTAAAAATGGTTTTTCCATTTTCTTTTTTAAAAGGTAATGAAGCTTTTTTTATATTCTTCTTACCTGTTTTATCTTGAGCTTCCTTTACTGCTTTTTCTTGAGTATCATTAATTATGCTAATGATACTTTCAGCATCAGTATCAGAAAGTTCTAAATCTACTTTAAACTCACCTTCAGCTTTAAAGCGAACATCCGCTTTTGATAGATGAGGATAAATTGCTTTGCCAAAAGGAGAAGTATAAGATTTAATTTTTTCCATTTAACCCTCCTAGGTTATTGGTTTGTTTATGATGAAGTTTCTATTCATCAATAGTGTCCTTATGTGCACGCTAGCGTAGCTTTAAGAACAAAAGTAAAGACTATCCATTACATTACCTATATCTAAATTTCTTTTTTTAGGTATTGGTGGAATTTTACTATGCATTTCTTTTTTAATTTGTGGTTTTATTTCATTTAAAAAATCTTCTAATAAATTTTTATTATTAAAAATATCTACAAACGCTTTGCGCACTGCATAATTTATTTTAACAACATCTGGAGCTAGGACACCGAAACTATCATGCACACAAGCAAAATTATTTACTCCCTCTTGGTGTGCAATTGATATAGCTTTAGCTAATATTGCAGAGTCAAGACTATGAACAAAACAAGGTGAAATAGAATTAGCAACTTTTTTCTTATTAATTTTATTTGTTTCAATTTGGATTGTAGTTTTTCTAATATCATTAACAAATTTTTTTAATTTAGGTCTCCAAATTTTTTCACCCATGTTTGTGTTTATTCTTTTGGTTTGCATTACAGGACATTTCATTTGAACAATAGCGCCAATTGGAGTTGTCCACGTCATTGGTAAATTATTATCTGCAACTAATTTAGATATTTGTTGCAACCAAAGCATAGCTTCTTTTGCTGATACAATAACATTGTCTAAAGCTTTCCAAACAATTTTAGATAGATAGGCCGTAGCTTTAAATGTTGTTGGGACGTTATCTAATTTATTTTTATCAGTTGAAAATGGAATAGGTATTCCATCATCTTCATTTTCTTCAAGATGTTCCTGTATATATTTTCTACAACTAAATTGTGATAAACCATAAACAATACACATTGTAACTTTTTTAGTGGTATATCTATTTATTCCGTAATTTAACCACATAGTTTTTATGAGACTATCCGGTTCAAGATTTAATAATCTTAATGTTTCATCTGCAACTTCTTTATAAACATCTGCTGGTTTTTCTTGTGGTAATAAATTAGTGGCTTTTCCACCACTTTCATCAGCTAATAAACCAGAAAAGATTTGTAATCCTGAATTACTACAATCAGAATAACAAGGCAAACAAGTTACAAAATCATTTGTTTCACCATTACTTATAAAAGCTTCCCATTCAAAACAGAAAGCTAAAAATTGAAATGGCTCTGAAGCCTCATTCCAAAATTTATAATTGTTATGAGGTTCTCTAGCTGTAG